TGGGGGAGGAAATATTTCGGCAGAAGAACAACTTAAAGAGTTTGCTCGTGACGGTAAAGGGTTTGACTTAAGTAGATACACAAATAACTATGCCATGGGAGCGGCGTTAACACCTAATACTACACTATTTGTTCAGTATAGGATAGGTGGTGGTTTAGGTAGTAATCTTGGTATTAATACTATTAATCAAATTGGAACGGTTTCGTTTTCTGTTAATGGACCATCTGAAGTTTTTAATAAAAGCGTTATTAATAGTTTACAGTGTAATAATGTTACAGCGGCAATTGGAGGGGCTAATCCACCAACAATAGAAGATGTTAGAAATATGGTTTCATTTAATTTTGCGGCACAAAACAGAGCTGTAACTGTTAATGATTATAATTCAATTTTAAGAAAAATGCCAGCCCAATTTGGGGCTCCGGCAAAAGTTGCTATAACAGAAGAAAACAACAAAATAAGAATTAAAATGTTGTCTTATGATTTAAATGGGAGTTTAACTAATGTTATATCAAACAGTTTAAAACAAAATGTGGCTAACTATTTATCAAATTATAGAATGATAAATGATTATATATCAATTGAGGCGGCAGAAACAATAGACTTAGCGGTTACTGTTGACGTTGTTTTAGATAATAGTCAAAATCAAGGAGCTATAATTGCAAAAACAATTCAAATTGTTGGAAATTTCTTTAACCCATTAGTTAGGGAGTTAGGACAAAATGTTAATACTTCAGAACTAAAAAGATTAATTCAAACAGAAAATGGAATTGTTAGCGTTTCAGAAATTTTATTTTTTAATCAAGTCGGTGGTCAATATTCGTCAAGTCAAACATCTATGCCGTATTCAGACCCTGTAACACGACAGATAAGACCAACCGCAGATACTCTATTTGCAACACCAACTCAAATTTATCAAATTAGATACCCTAATAAAGATATAAATATTAGAGTATTGAATCTTAAATCAGTCAATTTCTCCTAGAGATTTATTTTTTTTTAATAAGGTGTATGTTTCTATGAAAATGGGAAATAAACTATTTATCAAAAAAACAATTTTTTAATGCCAAAATCATATAGAATAAGAACCGAAGTTGGTATTGATAAGTATATCAATGTAAACTTAGAACAAGATTGGGAATCTTTAGAAATACTTTCTTTGAAAATTTTATCAAATGATATATATACAAGATTTTGCGCAGATTATGGTATTGTTACAGGTAGAGTTTTTGTAAATAACGGTTTTGGTTTACCAAATGCAAAAGTTTCTGTTTTTATTCCTTTAGAACTTACAGATGAATTAGATCCTGTTATTAACGAACTTTATCCTTTTAAAACCATTTCAGATACTACTGAAGAAGGTTATAGATACAACTTACTCCCAAAATTACCATCATATAACGGACACACATCTACCGGATCTTTTCCAAACAAAGGGGATGTATTAATGGACGGTTCTTACATTGAGGTTTTTAACAAATACTATAGATTTACCGTAACAACAAATGATAGTGGGGATTTTATGATTTTTGGGGTTCCAGTTGGAACACAAACAATAGTAATGGATATTGATTTATCTGATATTGGTTGTTTTTCTCTTTCACCACAAGACTTAATACAACAAGGTTTAGCAACAGAAACACAAGTAAATGGCGCCAGATTTAAATCCTCAACTAATTTAAGAGAATTACCACAAATTAAAAATTTAGTATTTGATGTTGATGTTAGACCATTTTGGGGTGACGCCGACCTTTGTCAAATTGGTATTACAAGAGTGGATTTTGATTTAACAAAACAAGCAAATATTAATATACAACCTACCTCAATATTCATGGGGTCTATTATTTCTACAACAGATGATGATGCGTTAAAGGTTGGTTGTAAACCAAAAAATAATACGGGTAATCTTTGTGAGTTAGTTTCTGGTCCTGGTGAAATAAGCGCAATACGACAAACCATATTTTCCGATAATAATGGGTTACCGATATTAGAAAAATATGAAATAGAAGAGGGGGGAAAAGTAATTGATGGTGACGGAACATATTTGTTAAATGTGCCAATGAATATGGATTACGTTTTTACAAACGAATTTGGACAACAAATAATATCTAACGACCCTAAAAAAGGAATTCCAACAACAGGTAAATATAGGTTTAAGTTTAGATGGCAAAATGAACAAGGACTACAAAGTAGTTTTTTAAAGGCAGACTTCTTGGTTCCAAACGTAAAAGAATATGGGTGGACATCTTCCGGTGTTGATCCATTTACAAATTATCAATCATCGGTTTACAACTATCCCACAATTCCAATTGGGCAAACATCGGGAACAACGGTGCCATTTTTTAATAATTTTGGGTTAGCCATTTTAAATACGATAAACGTAGAATCATATCAAATTTTAATTAATGGGCAACCATATACTGGAACTTTAAACTCAATACCAATATTGGTAGGAGACACACTTGAAATTATTGCAACACCAGTGGATCCAACTCAAGTTCAAGACATATCGTTTACACAGTATCCACAACCATTATTTCAGTTATATAGGTCATATGCGTTTACAACAGATTGGGATGATTATGTAAATGTTACAGAGGCGATTAATTGTGAAGATACTTTTTATGCTTTTGGTTATAATAAAGTTTACACTACCGCCATGTTTTTGGATCGTTATAAAAATGGGATAGGAAGAGCGAGACACTTAGGTATAAAAGAAATTGACAATAGAACGTGTAAATCAAATACCAACACGTTTCCAGTAAACGACATAATTAGAAATTTTGATTTTATATTCTTTGTATTCAACATATTAATTAATATACTAACTTTTCCAATATTAGTGCTATTATTTGTTGCGCATTTAATCGCATTTATGTGGCCTATATTAAAATACCTTCTTATTGTATTGGGTATTTTTTTAACTTATGATGCTGTTGTGTCTGGACTTGAAGCAATCCAAACAGGACTTGCGGCGATAAATGACGCACTAGGTGTACTTAGTGTTGGTCTTGGTGTTGTTATTAATGCGGGTTTGTTAGGTGAAACAATAAGGAATATATTATGGGGTATTGCTCAGATTGCAATTGCGGCGTTTAAAATAGCATTAGCCGCGGCATTTACCGCATTTGCAGTACTTGCGGCGATTAAAGTTAAAGGATTCCCAAGAATTGGTCTACCAATGATTGCATATCCTGATTGTACTAGTTGTGATTGTGATTGTGGAAATGCCGAATTAGATGATAATTTTGACACAAACTCAGTTCAGAATGAAGTTACGGCCGCGGCACAAGCCGGATCCTCAAGTTTTTATGACATGACATTAATTCCTGCGAATTCAGTAATAGCACCAATTAACTCTGCCGGATCCTACGAATTAACACACCCAAATTTAAATAAAGATTCCAATAACGACGAACCATACCAATGTGGATTAACAGGACCATATAAAAGTTTGGGAACTTTAATTGGTGATCAAGATATAAACCAAGATTTAGCGGTTCAAGCGGCTTTAGATTTTAAAAGAATAGTTTCGGGGTATGATGTCTTATCTTCAACCAATCCAAATAGATTATATCAAAATGAACAATATCTTTTACATGCACCACAACCATTCTTATGGTCTGCCGATAAAGACCCTGGAGATTTGAATAAAGATGAAAGATTTTTTGCATTTCCATTGGACCCAACTTTTCCACAAAGATTAAACGACTTTAACGTAAGGAATAAATATTTTAACTCAGGGGGCCAAGTAAATCAAATTGAAACAACAATTAATCAAACTTTAGGGTCAGGATCATTTAAAGATCAAGTTGTTGTTGTTTTAATGAACCCTGGAACATCATCTCAAATTGGTGTTGGTAATCTATGTTCATTCCAAGATCCAAATTTTACAGACCCACTATCGCCTAATCGATTAATAAATCTAACTGGGGCAACATTAAATCAATTTGGGACAAACTCAATTACTGGAACCACATTAACAGGTCTAACAACGGTTAATATTAGTTGTGCAAATCCAAACATTCCAACTCAAAACGAACCTGCCGTACCTGTGGTTCTTAATTTACAACAAGTTAGTAATTTACCAGTTGCGGGTAATAGTAGTGTAGAACAAGCTTATCTACAATACCCAACCGATGTTGAGTATTTCCAACTTATAACAGGTTTAACGGTAAGTAATTTCTTAACTTTACAAAATACAACGGCTATACCCAGTTACTTTCCAAGTGGGTATTTGTCATACGACATTAGATATTTAATACCGGACTGTCCTATATCATCACCTAATTTTAATATGGAAACCATTAATAATGTAATAACAAAGATTAATGAATATCAAGGTTTAGAAGTTTGTATTTTTGTTAGAGGTGTTGATGCGTTTACCCAAAAACAAACGGTTAAATATGATTTATCTAAAATATTTGGTTACACATCATTAAATAGTACTGTTACTATTGAAGGATCTTACTATATAAATCAACCAATTCAAGGGTATTCCTATTCATCAGGTTTAAAACCTTTGAGCCACGTAAGTGCCAACAATAACGTACCTAACTTATATTTCCCTTCATTTACATTTACACCCGCAAGTTTTAGTGCCTTTACATCTACTTTACCCTATTTTTATTTATGCACCGATGATACTTTATTATCTGGTATTGGTGGATATAATCCACTTGGATCACCACCACCAAGTAACTGGCAAACATCATCACAACTAACAGTTGGTGGTAATTTAACAAATTTAATTAATGGAACAAATTATACGTTCCCCCCATTAGTTGCTGGGGCTTATGTTGGTGGTAGCGCATTTTTAGCTTGGAATTTAAACCAATCAACATTTACTAAAATAATTAAAACTGATAATATTAATACAAATACAACAAATTGTCCTGGTGGGTGTGATCAAAATTGTCAAGAAAAAGAATACTATAATAATTGTGATGGGTGGTTTAACAATCCATCAGTTGGGGGTAACCTTTCGGCGTTATATTCACCGGCTTATTATAGATATGGATTAACAGGTGTCCAATTCCAAAGCACTAATCTTGTAATGAGAAGTGATAGGTTACCAACATCAACTAAAATAGAAAATGGTGTTGAGTCTCATACAGGATATGGTCTTCATCAAAATAATAATTTTGCTATTTATGCTGCTAACGGGGATCAGGCGGAACCAACAATATCTGCAGGTGGTGATTTACTAAGTGGAGATTCATATGATGAAGACCCAATAACATTTGGATTGACAGAAACATTAACTTGCGAAGGTATGGTTCCTTTAGAGTGTTATACCGGATCAGGGTCAAATGTTGGTATTTTACCTGCAGGGTCATGTTCTGTTCCTGCAAATAGAATGATAAATGGTTGTTATTGTTTATTAAATAAAACATATTTAGCCCAATTTGATGACGACGCAAGATTATTTTTAGAATGGAAAGTTAGATTTACTATGAACTTTGCCGCTTGTAGAGGAGTATTTGCTCAAACATTCCAAAACAATTGGATTAACGGAGTATTATATATGTTTAGCTTTAACAAAAGAACAACACTTGGTTTATTACAAGAACCCACATATAACTACTGTAAAGATGTGATCGTTTTTAATGAGTTAAGAAATATATTTTTTTATAGATCTTCACCTTGGAATGGTGTGACACAAAATTTTATAGGAAAAAACTCCCCAACAATTTCACCATTAATACCCGCTAGTATTGCTAATGATTTTCCTGGAACAGGATATAACAAAAAACAAATACAGTTTCCAACTACCGTTGTTGATTTAGGACCTAGAGATAGTTTTATTAATGAAATTTGTTGTTCAGCTGGCGAAAATGGTTTTGGTTCGTATTATTCTGACCAAATTAAATCGACCTCATATCAAGATAATTCTGATATTGTTCAGCTTGGTTTTTTATCTAGAATTCTAAACGAAGGTGTTAGACAAAGAATAATACCAATTTCTAATGGAGGAAATAATAGTGAGGGTAAGGGAATCGTACAATTCTTTAATAGCACTAGAGGTGGATACAGAATTGATGGCGATTGGTCTCAAATGTTATCAATAAATTCAGAATGGAAAGTTTTACCTTTTATCACCGAAAATATCCCTAGTAGTCAATATATTTATTTTGGAGATAATCAAAACGGAATACCAAACTCAATTCAACCTGATGATATTAAACCAATAATGGGGTTATTCTTTACCGCTAGTACACCTGATATAAGATACAGAAAAATAATGTCACCTGGAATTGAAACATATAACTTTAGTCCTTTATTAGAACAAAAATTTGGTTATCCAAAGTCACAAAACGTGCCACATTATAAGTGGTCAATTACACTTCCCACAACATATGCCGGAACTGCAAACATTTTTGGATCTGAGGATAATAATTGGTATACAGATGCAATACCAGGTCAAGGATTTTTTATGAAAAAATATCAAGATTTGGATTTCATATCCCCTAATGAAAAATATCAAACAAGTTTAACCCAAGTTGGATATCTTGCAAGTTTTGATATTAATGGAGACCCACTCCCAATCACCATTCCTGCTCCTGCCACAGGAGCACCTGGATCACCACCTATTGTAGTAGGAGCACCTTACCACTTCTACTTTGGATTAAATAATGGAAAAACAGCCATTAATAGGTTTTATAAACTTTATGTCCCCACAGTAGAATAATATGGAAATAAATCCTACAACAAGAATAATTGAATCAACGCAGAGATATAAGGGTGCTCCAAAACAGGACCAACAACTTAATATTCCTTTAGTCCAAACACAGAAAGAACTTATTGAGTTTGATAGAAGTGTTGATTTAAGTCTTTCTACCGTTTTTGATGAGGAAAGACAGTTATCTTTTACTTTTAGACCTGTGTGTAAATTTATGATGGTTTTTGAAAATGCTTATACAGGGTCAACCATATACCCACCATTTAGAGATAATTTATATTATACGAATGCAATTAAAAACGCATCATCATATTACCCATCAGGAAATGTTCCATCAGTCCCACCACTACCAATTAATCCAAATATACCTTGGGATGGATTTCCACAATATCCTGAGTTTGATTTAATAAGAACAGACAATGATGTTTTAGGGTATACGATTGGAAATGGTAGACATTTAGATTTTAAATCGGTAAGTGCTACAACATATAATTGGTCACATTATTTAAGTTATGCATTTGCAAATGACTACAATAAGAAATTATATGCGATAGAACCTAATACAAATATTTCTTGGAATTGGACAGCATCGGACGGAATACCATATGTAATATTGTTTGGTTCGGATCAAACAACAAGATTTATTAGTTTTAAATGTCCGGTAACACATGGTTTGTCCGCTGGAGAATTTGTATTACTATCAACAAACTATAATGGAAATTCATTTTTCCAAGTATCAAGTTTAGGGGACGGAGGTTCAGGATCTGAAAATTATATTTTTAATGTTCGTAATGTTGGATATACAGGATCAACATTTTTAACTCTAAGTCAAGGAACATTTAAAAGGGTTTTAATTCCAGCAAACTCCGCAGATACTATTAGTGAGTATTATGTTAGAAAACATAAAATATTAACAAATTCAGAATGTGCGGTATTAATAAATGCTGGATATGAACAAAATGTTTATAATAATAAACAAAAATGTGAAATAAAAGAATTAACGCCTAATCAAATAAAAAGAACATCAGTTAAAGAAGGATCTAGATCTTATAGTCTGTCTTTTAATTGTGATGTTAATACACAAACACTTTTAGATAATCAAAAAAGACCAATTAGTCAATTATATTTTACAACACTTTGGAGGGGTTATTTTGGATGGACACAAAAATTAAAACAAGGTTGGCATTTTAATACCTATTTAGATAAAAATAAACCTCAGATTTGGTGGGATCAAAATAACCCAAACTCAAACACAATAATAAATCAAAGTCAATATAATTCCTTATTGGGTAACGGTCCATTTTTTTATAACGATTTTTTAGTTAGTGGGGACACAATAGATGGTGATTTTTGTGAATGGAATAATTTTGAACAATTAGAAAGAGTTATATCAGAATATCAACATAAAATAACTTACAATAATAATTGGTTCACTTTATCGGCCACAACACAAGATTATTATAATTCTTATGGATATTTTTACCAACCACACAAAGCAATACAAATCAGATCTTTTTCTGATTACATTGAAGAAGGTGATAGTCTAAATGTTGTTGGCATTCCTGACTATTCTTATTACTCAACAACTAACGCACTTTTTAGGTGGAGAGACTTATATCCATATGGTTTTACAGATACCGATGGAATTGGAGTTGATTATCCCTATTTAAATGATGCTCATTACCCATTTTTAAATTCAATTTTTAGAATTACTCCAGAAACTTACAACATACCAAGTGACTATGGTTTGTCAGGGGCAGTACCAATAAACATAAATACAATACCAGAACCTATCGTTGATGAATGCGAATAGAATTAAAATAGTAAAAAATGATATTAACAAGTTTGTAAATATTCCTGTTAACATGCAGTGGGATTTTATGGGTCGTGATGATAGTATTTCCGAATATGAAACAAAAGCGGTTAAAGAGGTTACCGGAATTGCTATTGATTTTGAAGTTGCTAGATTTTCTAATAATATTTTTCAAAACTTTAATACCGACATAAATTACGAATTTAATTTTTATGATGATACGGCCCCAATAACCGCAAATACAATTGGTAATTGGTCTAGCACTTATTTAAATGAAGGATTTTCCGTACAAGACGTTTATTATTTTTCAAAACCTTTTACTAAATCATTCTTCAAGTTAGATTTTTATGACACACCAGACGAAGTAACACAACAACTATATCTTTCAATAATTTTACCCATACAACAAGGTCTCACACAAAGTGTTTTATTATCTCCTATTCTACCACAAGTCCAAATTAAAAAACCAACAATGGTTTTAGATAGTATTGGAGCAGATAAAGAAGGTTTTTATATTTATTGGTTAAGAAGCAAAGAATTTATTGATGTGTCTAAATTTTATATGACAGCTAAGTTTTTTAATGCAAGACTTGGAATTTTTAAACAAATGACTAACACAAGACAAGATTTGATTACTCCAAACAAATTTCAATTCAATAATGCCGATTACCTTTATTATAGGGTGGATTTAAATTATCCTAATAAAACTTACGAAGTGATTTCTACCTCAACTCAACTTAGAGTTGGAGATAGTATATCACCGATAATCTGGTACGAATATGTAAACCCATAATGGAATCTCCTGACTATAAGTTTATTATATCACCTGAAAATGTAAAAAGTGATCTTACTTTTGTAGGTTTTACTGGTGAAACTAATATTACAAATTTTATAGACCCTTGTTGTCTTACAAATTCAACACAAACTTTATCTGACATTGGACAAACAGGTGTTTATCTTCCTATGTCTTATATTTTAAGTGGAAACACAGGTGGAACATCATTTTTAACGGGACTTTCTGTTAATATAATGATAACGGAATCTGCGGTGGATATAGGATATTACTCTCCTTTTGATGGGATGATAATACAAGCTGACGTTTTAAATAATTTTATTGCCACTGCCGACACAATTAATCCATATACTTATGTTTTTTATAACACATCTGATTTAGAACTTATTAAGTTTTTGAGTTTGGTTACATTCACATTAGATTGGGGTGATGGATCACCAACTCAGGTAGTTTTAGGTATTACACCAATAACTCACACTTACCCGACATCACAAAATAATTATACAATAACATTAACCGCCAATTCGCCTTGGGGTATATCAAAGGTTCAAAAACCAATTTTAACTCCATTCACAAATGCGACAATACCAAATCCAAATGGATCAATAACATTCTTTTCGGCGTCAGGTAGTTGGACTGGAACACCTGTTAGTTATGATTATATTTTTACGGGAGATTCAAATACTGATATTAATGATTATTATTCATACAACTACACAACAGTTCCATTTCCAATTACAGGTTTTACAGAATCTAATTTAAATGACTTGGCTCAATTTGGACCTAAAATTAATTTAGTTGGTGGTAAATTTAAATTGGGTGTTCAGGTAACAGGAACAACAGGTGGCGTTGGAACTTTTTATGGTGTTGATCCATCAGGAACTTATACCGCATATACAATTAACGACATGATTTATCACGACTATGAAGATTATACAATTTATGTTGTAGATTCTTATGGTTTTTTACCGGGAGAAATTGTGATGACAGGAATAACAAAAGATGAGGGATTATTAAACGTAATTGATCAGGGAGAGATAATTACAGACGTTTATATAGAAAGAGGAAAAAATACGCCACTAGAAAATATAATGAGATTGGGAGAAGTTGATAACGTTGGTGACTTAGAAAAATACGGATACAAATATTTTAAGGTTGAAAAAATATCAACTTAAATATTTATAAACAAAGGTAAAAAATTAAAATATGGCAACAGGAAATTATGGAACTATAAGACCGGCAGATGTAAGTCCCGAAGACGTGCAAATTGTTATGGTATATACGGAGTCAAGAGATGACACACAAAACTTTGTTTTAACGACATTAAATGCTCAAGATGTTTTACGACCATACTTTAATAATAATGAAACAGGAGGTAGTAATGTTGAAATTTTAGGTGGTTTATATAATTTAAAACTACCCGCCGATTCTTTTAACAAACTTGGGATTTATACCTTAATGATACGACCTAACGAGATCAGAACTGTAATTACAGATTGTGGAGTTTTATCGTCTTTACCAAATGTAAAAGGCATTGTTATTGATTTAAATAATGTTTCTAGTGAATATAAAAATAAATTTGTAAATCAAGGTTTAGTTGGGTTTAGAGTTGAGTATTTAAATTCTGATGGAACAAAAATACCAAACTTTTTTAGAATAGTTACCTCATCTTTTTATTGTGAACCTGTTGTCCAAAATCTTACAAATACAATACAAAAATCAATAAGATATAGATATGTTGAGGGTTCTACCAATTTATTGTTTTGCACTTTATCGCCATCATCATCACCAACAAATAAACCAAGTGCGACCCCATTTATTGGACAACCTAATCAAAGTATTATATTAACGAATACTTACTTTAACCCTATTACAACTGAAATTGAAATTGTTGATCAAGACATATCTACCTTAGCAATTGCTCTTTATGGTAATCAAACCAAATCTATTGAGGATGGTATTTACACTATTTACGATTCTGATAATAATATTTATAAACAATACAATTTGTATGAGATTAAAGATCAATTTAATAGCCTTCTTTATGAAGTAAGACAAAATCGTGGAGAAAATATAGATTTTTCTAAGGCATTTAATAATATAACCGCTTAATGGCATCTAATAATATATATTGTCCACCACAAAGTAGTGCGGCCAACCAATTCTCAAACAATTTGGTTGGAGTTCAGTTAGTTACTGGAGGTGGATTAACACAGGCTAATTTTAATTTTACAACAGGAATTAGTGAAAAACAAAATAGAACTTTTACTATTGGAACTTTTTCTGATCCAATAAATTTAGAGTCTATGAATATCCAAAACCAAGTAGAGGCGGCAGATATATTATCAACAAATTATAGAGTATATCCTAATTATGATTTATCTCAGGTTACTAACTTTACTCAATACGGATCTTTAGTTAAAAGACTTTCTGTTTCAGTAACGAAAATTATTAACTATTTTCCTGGTGGCCTTGAGGTTAATCCTGTTACCCCAAAATTTGTTAAACAAGAAACCGCAATAAACATATCATACGATCAACAATCTGACGACACAACCTTAGAGATATATTTAACATCAATACAAAATCCATTTGAAATTGATTATTCTCAAAACGCAGAAACAAACATGATGTTTTACGAGATGTCAGTTTCGCCTTTGAGAAATATGAAGTTGGAATATAAAAAGTATGTTCTTTATGTAAATGGAACCCAATACCCTTTAAATTATTTATATCCAACAACAAGCAACTCAACCACATTAAAAATAATAGTTGATGGAAATCCATTCAATGGATATTCGTCAACATCAGATTATTTGGTGGTAAGACCTAATGATTATGAAATAAATAAAGTTTTTAATTTAGATTTTGATTCGGTAGAGAATTTTTTATTAAACAGAAATATAAGCCCACCATATACAGCTCAGTTTTTTGTGCCTACCGAACAAGATGATGGTAGTTATCTCATTATAAAAGAAAGTGTTATGTGGCCAAGAGCTGGATTATGGAACTTAGACATAATATCGGGATCATTTGACAATTATTTAGAAAAAATTAATACTTTTTCATTAAATTTAGATGAATATACTACTAATTTAATATCTAGGTTTATGACAACAGGGGCGTTAAAAGAATTTGACACTCCAGATCAAAAATTTGAAAAACTATTACAAATATATGGTAGAAGTTTTGACGAAACAAGAAGTTTTATAACAACATTAGGTAATATTAATAGTGTTAATTACACAATTAAAAATGATATACCATCACAACTTTTAAAAAATTTAGCTCAAACTTTAGGTTGGGTTACTAATTTTTCACCAATATCTCAGGACGAACTATTACAAGCTGTGTTTACAACACAACCAAATAAGTTTTCAGGATTACAAATAGGACCAACACCCGAAGAAATTAATTATCAATTTTATAGGAATTTAATTCTTAATTCCGCATATCTTTTTAAGTCTAAAGGAACTAGAAAATCAATTGAGTGTTTGTTGAGAATGGTTGGAGCTCCCGAAGCTCTAATAGACTTTAATGAATATATATATGTTGCTGACACAAGAATTAATATGTCGGAGTTTGATCAACAATATGCCCAAATAAGTTTAGGGAATTATACACAAGAATTTCCAATCTTAGAAACAACCAATGTATTTTCAATACATGGAATCCAATATACTGGATTTACAACCACAACAACTAATGCCAATGTCTTAACAACAAGAGATGATTATCCGTTAGATGATTTTGGGTGTCCTAAAATGCCACTAACCTCTGACGATTATTTTTTCCAAATTGGTGGTGGTTGGTATCAATCAACTCCTGATCATAGAATGCCAGAATTTGCGATACCAACAAATGAGGTTTTTGTTGGTGACAACCCAAATTTTCAAACACAACTATTGCCGTTTAATTATGGGCAAGAATATTTGTATAGGTATCGGTATTTTCCATATATGGATTTAGGGTTTAAACTAAGAAATGTTATTGATAATAAAAAAAGTTGGATTGATACAAACACAACCCTTAGAACTTCTTCAGATGGTGGGTTTACATCTTATTATTCCGTTGGGGAAGAATGTTTAACTTTAAATGTTAAAAATGTGGATATCATGATTAATCCTGGTCAAGGTTTATCATATGATGTTTGGTCAATGTCAAGAGAATATAACTACCCAATACCCGAACAAGGGTTATTTTACACACCACCTTCACCCTGTTACACACAACCAAACCCATATCCAAAGGCTGGTGGGGTAGATTGGACAAGAATAGTTCCAAAACCAAAACAAAAAACTTTTTTTGAGTTTGCTCAAACTTTTTGGAGGAACATGATTAATACAAGAAATAGGCAATTTATCACCGATGGTAAAACTGGTGGATACCCAACACTTCAATCAATATATTGGAAGTATTTGGAATCTTTAACACAGGCAGGTATACCAAACAATAATTTTACATACAAAACAATGATTGATTTTGTAAACGGTATGGGTGATTATTGGATTAGATTGGTAGAACAAATGGTACCGGCAACTACAATTTGGAATACAGGTGTTAGATTGGAAAATTCAATATTTCACAGACAAAAGTTTGTATGGAGAAGACAAGAAGGTTGTAAATTCTTACCAATACCATGTAAACCTTGTAGTCTTACAACACAACTTTACGTATTAGATTGTCCGGTCCAAGAAGTTGTTTGTGGTTTATATCCTTGGAATAGTAATCCTAATATTACATCATTTGCCGTTGTTTTAACTCAAACATTACAAGACTTTTTTATATCACAAAATGTAGACCCAAATAGTTGTCAATTAAACACAACAACAAGCACTTGGTATGTTGATATTAGAATTAATGGTGTTGTAATTTCATATTATGAATTTTTTAATGGAATTGGAACAGGAAGTTTTCCAACACCACAACAATGGGTTACTGCGGTTAAAGACTCTTTTATTAATTTACTAACTTTAGGTTATAGTTATAATATTGATGAAGACACAGAAGAATTAATCGTCTTTAATAATAATTGCATACCTAATTTTGACGACTTCGAGTTGAATGTTGGAATAAACTTTGAAATATTCTGTAACGGATAATGAGTATATCAATTCTACAATATAATGTAACAGGGGATTGTGAAAATCTAAATGTTGGCGCAGTTTATTTACAAGTAAGTGGAGATACACCTCCATTTGCGGTTAATTGTATTTCACCGTCTTGTCCTTTACCGACATCAGCATTAACCGCACCATACATATACTCCTACGAGAATATTTCAGGCGGAACTTATTTTTTACAAATAACAGATGGTAGTTCGGCTTCCATAATTCAATCGGTTTATATATCAACAGGAACTACCGTAAGTATAGATTCTTCAAATACAACATGTGGGTTAGATAACGGAACCGTGACTGGATTTACTTCTGGAGTTTATGGATTCTCAACCTTTGTATTATATGACGGAGATGATAATTATATAAATTCAGGAACATCAGTATCAACAGATTATACATTTACATCATTATCTGCCGGAACTTATTATGTTTCTGCAAACGATGGTGGTGGTTGTAAGGGAAAAAGCGCTTCTGTAATAATTAATCCGTCTAATCCATTTACCTTTAGTGGGTATGTTGTTAATGATGCATCTTGTTTAGGAGCGGGAAGTGGTAAAATATTTTTAACAGGTTTAACTTTACCTGTATCAGCATATACAATAAATTGGAATCCAAGTCTTTTTCCTCAAACCGGAGCCACTGTAACTGGGTTAACTGCCGGCATTTATAATGTAAAGGTAGTAGATCCTAATGGTTGTCTTCATAGCGAGTCATTTACTGTTAATACTGTAACACCAGTATCTTCGGGTGGATTTATTGTTATAAATCAACCAACTTGTTTTCAAAACGATGGGGAGGTTGAATTTATTGTTGTAAATGGAACTCCACCGTATTTCTTTAGTGCCTCTACAGGTCAAGTGGAAATTACATTTGGATCATCGGTTAATTTTACGGGACTAACTTCAGGGTCATATTCGTTTTTAGTTACTGACGCAGGCCTTTGTACCACCTATGATAGTGTTAGTTTATTAACCCCAAATTCATTTACCAATGTTGCAATTAATACCACAAATTCTAATTGTTCTGTAAATGATGGAATAATCCAAGTGTTGGTTGATAATGGGTTAAGCACCGCAACAAATTTACAAATATCAATTTCGGGATCATCTGGAATCCAACAAACGGGAACTTTAAATAATTCAAACCAATATTTTTACGGTTTAGCGAATGGAACATACTTAGTAACCGTATCTTCAATTGCGTGCTCATACACAGCAACAACAACAATAAGTTCTACAAACCTATATACTTTAAGTACGGCTACAACAGGAACAACTTGTGGTCAAAATAACGGTATATTAGATGTAACAGTATCGACTGGTGGTACATTACCATACTCATTTACATTAGTCGGACCTAATTATGCTCCAATATCAATTACAACACCAGTCAGCACTTTTACAGGGTTAAAATATGGTAATTACGTATTAACGGTGCAAGACTCAGGAATACCGTCATGTGTTCAAACTATACCAATTTTTATTGCAAATAGTCAATCAATGTTTTTTAATTTATTTGCAACACAACCCACTATTGGTAATGACGGATCAATAAGCGTTCTAATTACAAATGGAACCCCACCATTCACTTATATATGGAGCGGTGGAACAACATCATCACAAACGGGAAGCACTGTGTCAGGACTTACCGCAGGAACTTATAGTTGTACTGTTATTGACACCAGTGGTTGTACTTTAACAAAATATAAAACTCTTACAGGAACAAAAAAATATTCAAATTATAGATATTATAATGTTTGTAGTAACGAATTTAGAAATAGTGGGGATATTACAAAACGAGGAATTAGATCCATGTATTTAGAAGGTTTTTCAGATCTTACAAGTGGGGACACAAATTGTATAATAAACGAAGCAACTTTTTCAATATATGCGCAAATAAGTTCTCAATCTGCTCAAACAGAGTTTTACACTTCCTCAGGAGCGACTGATTACCCTAACGACCAAATTTGGGCGGAAACAATTGTTAATACTTTAGATTCATTTTTAGGTATCTCGGGAACAACCGTAGATATACCCTCAAATAGGATTACAATAAATACAACTTGTGAAGACATACCAAAGGGATGTGAAATAGTTCCAATAAATCCGTTGCAAGATAATGAAGTAATTGTAAAATTGGTTATTGATTATAACATATCTTGTGTAAGCTGTATTTAAAATGCCAAATCAAGTAACAATAACAAGTATTTTTGGACTAACCCCACCATTTAGCGCATATTGTTGTAATGTTTATGGTAATCAATGTGTTTATGTTGGGTCGGGAGTAATGCCACCGATTACTATAACATTACCACCACAATTTAATACCGCACCTGCCGTTGGTTTATTATTAATAGACTCAATTGGGTGTGAAAGATTTGAAGAAATATATTGTATACTACCAACATCCACACCCACACCTACTCCGACTCCTACGCCGACAGAAACACCTACCCCGACACCAACCCCTACACCTACAGAAACACCAACTCCCACGCCTACACCAACACCAATACCTTGTGATACTTATTGGTTATTTGATGGCGGTTTTGCAGGAGCTACGTTTGAGTATACAGATTGTGGTGGGTTCTTACAAATACTTCTGGTTGGTATTGCTAGTTCCGAATATCGTTGTGGATACCTTTTACCCACACCAACACTAATATCAGGTAGTGGGACATTTTCAGATTCAGGACCTTGCCCACCTTAATTTGAATTCACTTATTAAAAATAATGATTATTATTTCACTAATGAAAAATATATTATTTGTAACAGCCCAACCTGATGTACCATACTTTATTTGGCAAATAAAACTATATGTGAATAATTTTATTGAAAAGGGGATTGACCCAAATCAAATACATGTTGTTTTAGGTTTAGTTCTTGGTAATACAGAACCATCTGAAGAATCTTTAAAACTAAAAGAGTTTGGTATTAATGTTCATCATTTCTCTGATTTTAGAATAAAAAAACATTATATACCATCTATAAAACCATTTCTTATTTCGAGTTGGTTAAAAACAAATCATGATTACGGAAAATTATTTTTCCTTCACGATGCTGATATTATTTTTAATAATTTGCCTGATTTTGAAAAAATGATTAATGACGATAAGATATATTTATCTGACACAGTTGGATATATTGGTTATGATTATATTATTGATTGTTGTAGGAGATATGAAAAACAACACCATAATTCTAAAGAAGACCAACTTTTACAAGAGATGGTTGACGTTGTTGGGTTAAATAAAGAAATTGTTAAAGAAAATAGAGAAAATGCAGGTGGTGGACAATACTTAATTAAAAATACTGATTCTGATTTGTGGGATAAAATATACCGAGACTCAACTTTATTATATGATCAAATGTTAGATTATCAAAAAAGGTTTCCAATTTCGCCAGGAGAGATTCAATTTTGGACGGCAGAAATGTGGAGCTTACTTTGGAACCTTTGGTTACATGGACATAAAACAGAAATAACAAAAGAGTTAGATTTTTCTTGGGCAACTGATAGTATTGAGATATATGAAAAACGACCTATCTTACATATGGCAGGAGTTACTAACGACTTAAAAACAACAAAATTTTACAAAGGCGATTACATTAATTTAGACCCAATAATGAAATTAAAAGAAAATCCAAACTATTTTGATTACATAGATTCAAATAGTTCGACTATAAAATATATTGATAATATGAAATCATTTATTAAAAAATACAACATTTGATTATTTATTAAGTAATGGTTGAAGATTGTTATATATTATATTCATGTGATGGGAGTTACGAACCAATAATTTCTAACTTTAGCGGATTGAGCGCGAATACCTCATCATACGTTAATATAGAAATATTAGACCTATCTATAACTGCCGATACTTGTTTTTATGTTTTAAGTTTAGGTAAAATAGATTGTGACCCAACATATAATATTGCTATAGTTTCTGGTGATTGTAATTGTCTATGTTATTGTTATTTTATAAGATCGGCCACAGAAACAACAAATGTTACTTATGTTAATTGTGATGACCAAATAACTATCGATACTATTCAAGAAGGTTTAACATATAATATTTGTAGTAAAACTTACCCTAAATTTGATACAATAACTCAAATACCAATTAAGTTAACCGACATATGTGAAAACGGACAATGCCCACCAACAATCCCAACTGTAAAACCACCAAATGAATGTGACGTACTTACAATATTTCCTATGGGTGTTGATTGTATTGTTCAAAATCCAAGTAACGATAGAACATTTGACGGGGCGGCCGCATTATCAATTACCGGAGGAACACCACCTTATACGGTATTTTGGGAGATAGGTAGTTTTGCTCCAGCATTGGCTAATATTGGTGTTGGTCAATATTCTGCAACGGTTGTTGATTATTATGGTGATTTTAGTTCTAATACAATTTGTGTATTAACAGCAGAAACACAGATATTATCTGCAATGTGTTTTGTGGTGTCAGGAATAGTAAAAGATCAATTGGTTTATATTAATAGTCCAAGTATTGGACTTAAAAATGGAAGACCACATTATTTTTTACAATATGGTATACAAGAATTAGGTTATGTTTTTTGGAATGAAGCAACTCAAGAATGGTATTTTTGTCAAACTATAGAATGTCAAACATCTCCCTACAATATATTAGGTTATGATGAATTTTACCCGACAGGAACTACTGGTAATTGGGTTATTGCCTCAGACACTGAAATTTTAATTCAAGAGTCATATATTGGACCATGTCAGATACCTGTTATTCCAAAAAGTAGTTACGATTTATGTGTTAGTTTAGAGGTTATTGATTATAGTTTAGAAATACCGGCAATTTCTGTTGTTCAGATAGATTTACAACCCGGATTAATAATAAATGGAGAAGAAAGTTGGACTTCATCAACTAGTCAATACCTTTTATATTGGAATACAGGGTCAACACCATCACAATGGACTTTAACGGGATACTCCCCAACAACAATTTTTATAAATAATGACCCATCTTATCCGCCTTTAAGTAATTGGCAGATTTTAGGTCCTCCTAGTGTTGTATCTATTACAGTTATAGAAGGTAGTTGTGTTTCATCATATTTAGTAAGTGTTGGAGCTAGTGATAATGATGCTGTTTGTGGTGGTTTTGGAAGTATATCGGTTACTGCCGCTGGTGGAACACCTCCATACACATTTTCTGTTGACGGAGGTTTATCTTATCAACCATCTCCTATGTTTAATAATCTTTTACCGGGAATATATTCTGTAACCGCTAAAGATTCTAACAGTATAGTTGGAAATTTTGGAAACGTAACAATTACCAATACTCCCCCAACAACATACACATTAACATTGATTGTTAATTACGTAAACAACACATTTTCTATTACCGCACCAACATTACCAGGAGGAGTTACTTTTACTGTTAATTTAGTAATGATTTCAACTTTATCGTATTACCCAATACCATTAAACCCTAGCCCAAGTTATAATAACACAACCACAATTGATGGGTCGTACACTATGAATTTCATTAGTATAACAACAAACACAATCCCACTTACAGGTCCTTGTACCGCCGACGGAGCTATAAATATAATACAATATCAAAGAACATACGAAAGATCGATAACCTTAGTTAGTAATCAAACTGTTACAGGATCAACAACTAATTTTATTATTAATCAACCAAGTGGTAATTGCGAAGACGCAATTGCATATTATACCATAAATATGGATAACCCAATCGTAAATGGATGTTCGTGTTGTGAGTTAATATTAATAAACCCAGTGACACCAAAACCACCAAGTTTTTAAACATAAAAAACAATTTATAATATTTATTATTAAATGGCATACATAATTAAAAATACTTCAGGTTTAGTTAACACACGAGTTACCGATACTGGTAGACAAAAATTGTCTGAGGGTAATTTTAATATTTCTTATTTTGCAATAGGGGATAGTGAAATTTCATACAACACATTACCACAAACATACAATCAATCTGATACGGTAATTTTAGAGCCACAATTTAATTCACAAAATAACTCAGGGGTACCGGAATCAAATAGACAATATCTTAAATATCCTTATTTGGTGGATCAACAACAAACAAACATATATGGTATACCATTTATGGATTCACAAGTAGAATCAGTTTTTAACCGAGCTGCCATGAGAGGTTTTTTTACTGGAAATACAAGCGCTACTACCGTAAATTGGAAAGTTTTAACGAATAATCAATACGTATCAACACCAAACTATGTTGTGGATATGTATTCTTTAAGTGGTTCTAACGAAATTAATGTTTATAGAATTGATTGTAATCCATTAAATAATACAACACCACAAATTGGAGATTTTATTACAATATATTATGATGGATTGGCCAAAAATGATTGTAATTGTGTTGGATTCCCAACCCCTACACCAACACCGACATCAGAGTTAACATCAACCCCTACGCCAACACCATCAGTAACACTATCGGATATTTGTGCATCATCAACACCAACACCAACACCAACAAGAACCCCTTGTTTAACCCCATCGCCAACTGCTGTTTGTCCTTTACCGGAACCACCAAGTTGTGAAAAAATGATGTTTAGTTGTTACCCAACACTTACATATAGAATTATAAATGTTTGTCAAGATAAACTTACATTAGATAGACCAACACCTGATTATACAAATTTTTCAGTTGAGTGTATTGCAAGAGCATTAATTTATCCTCCAAAAATGACACCACTTTATGATAGTTTTACCCCTGAACCTCATTGGAGTAAAAGTGTTATTGATTTTGAATCAGTTTGTGATACAGATCAATTTGATGTTAAAATTTGGAACATGAATATTCCTTGGACTGAAAATCCGGCCGGACTTATTTCAACAATATATGATGATTACACGAAATTTGGGTCAATTGCTTATATTGGGCAAAAAGAATATTTAGGGTATACCACAAGCGCTCAAACATCAACAGATGATGTTTATTATTATAATTCTTTTGGAGATAAAAAAGTTGTCACACCAAAAGAACAAAAAGCAATTGCCATTATTCATTATACTAATCAAACAATTGATTTCTTTTATGGTGAAAAATTCGCAATGCAACCTTACGATAGTCAAAATCCTGAAAACACACAAGGACAAGCAAGAAATTTTAAATTATATATACCAACTTTAATGTGGCATAAAAACACCGAATGTTGTTTTGGTCAAACATTCTATGTTGACCCACCTAATTTTGATGGTAAAAATCTATTCCAAGTTCAATATACTAAATCGAATGTATCGTCAAACATGAATCAACCTGGTTTAAGATACTTTAACTTGTGGGACACATTTGCACAATCAAATGGCTTACCAAGTAGAATTGGAAAAGTATATCCTGATTCTCAAATGATAGTTATTGATGATGAAGAAGTTGTTGCGGCTCTTTCATATAAATCAAATAGGAATTGGACATTACCGGCACCACAAATTTCTTTAATTACTCCAAACACTTGTGGGACCTCAAATACAACCGGGGTTTTAACTGGTGGTTCAGAAACACTTTGGATAACATATAGATTATCAAATAATTATGATTTTACAAATTCACTACATTGCAATTATTACAGTAGTTTAGTTGGAACCGAAAATGTTTGCACACCGGACACACCACAAAATGTTGCGGTTAGATTTGGCGGAGAATTTTATTGCTTGGTTCAACCAGGATACTCCCCAACAACAACTACAACAACTTATAGTCCTGTTACAACAACTACAACAAACTATAGTCCGTTAACAACAACGACAACTAATAATCCTGTTACAACAACAACAACACATTGTCCAACTTGTATTGTTCCAACAGGTTTTTACGCCACACAATTTGAAGTGTTGGCACAAAAGACGTTAAATGGCGTGAGACCTAACCCAACACAATGGAAACTTATAGATTTTACAGATCAAATAAGTGGTATGTTTGTCAATGGATATGTGACACAAGAATCGTTAACGGCAACAACTTTTGTTATTACTTCAGAAAATTATTCGTCAGCCCCATATTATAATTTAAATAATTATATTGACTTAGTTCCTTTAAACACCACAACTCCAAAGTTAAATTTTGGTGATGAGTATTATTTTTACGGTAGTTTAGAAACTGATATTCAAGCAACAATTTATGAAATGAAATATAAAATAAATTTAAGCTCAACCGAGTTTTTAGTTTCTCAAAACCCAACATGGACTTTTGGAACAAAATCTTATGTTTCTGAAATTGCATTATTAGACGAAAATAAAGATATTTTGGTTATGTCAAAATTACAATCACCGGTTCTTAGACAAGGAATACAACAATATGTCGTAAAACTTGATTTGTAAGATAAACTACATTTTTTTTTATAATGCCTTATAATATTTAAATACCATTAAATTTATGAATAAAAATTTAAAAAACTCACCCAAAGTATTGGGATTAGACATCTCAACAAAAACGATTGGTTGGGCTTTATTTGACATTCAAACTAAAGAACTTTTAGAACTTACTCACATATCTCCAAGACCTAAGTTAGATAATGACAAAGACAAATTAAAAGAATTATTAGTAAAATCTGAAATTTTTGCCGAAAAATTAAAAGAATATAAAAATCTTGGAATTGTTAGAATCGTAATAGAAGAGCCCCTTTTAAATTCAAATAATGTTTATACGGTTCAAACCCTATTAAGATTCAATAGTTTTGTTTTTAAAGAAATATATAATATTTTAGGTATAGTTCCTGAATTCATATCTACGTATAATTCAAGAAAATATGCATTTCCTGATCTAATTAAGGAAAATGATAAAAATAAATTTGTTTTATTTGGAGGATTACCAAAAAATATTGATAAAAAAATGATAATCTGGGAAAAAGTTGCTAAACTTGAACCACAAATAAAATGGTTATATACAAAAAATAATACCCTAAGAAAAGAAAATTTTGATCAAACAGATGCCTATACATGTGTATTGGGTCTTATGAGATTAAAAGAAATTTGGGTATAAATTAATCTTTAAATTTCTTGTTTTTAACACACAAACGGTGATTGAATAAATGTAACATTCTGAGGATTGTTCGATGTTGGCGTTGTTGTTGAACATACTATTATAGATGAGTATGATGAAATTGATTTTGTCACAATACCATTACAATCTGTGTAACTAATGCTTACTTTGGATACGCTATTATTACTTGCGGTATATTCATATAACACACACGGGGTTGCACTTGGAGTTGGTGTTGGTGTTAGAGTTGGTGTCGGTGTTGGCGTTGGAGTTAGATTAGGAATACAATCTAAACAAGCTCCACTAACACTAGAACCAATTTCAGTTATAAGGACAATTGAGTCAACACCACTAATATTTTCAAATAACCCATCGTAAATAACACAATAACCTTGACCATTTATAGTTGCGTTATAAACATATCCTTCTTTTGCTTGTGTGGTTCCTGAAACTAAAACAAGATCCGAAGTGTAATAGTCAATACCTGTGAAACAATCTTTGAATTTTTTACTGTTAGCACATTGTATTATTTCATTAATGGAGTTAAATATTACTTCTCCTGAAAAATTACAACTATATGATAACATTGGTGTTGGTGTTGGGGTTGGTGATAGAGTTGGTGTTTGTGACGGTGATATATTTATCACAGAAACATTCATTGATAGTCCACCACAAATATTAGATACCGTTGGAGTTGGTGTTGGTGTTGGGGTCGGAGTATTTGTTGGTGTGACACTAGGTGTTGGAGGTATGTAACAATCAAATACGGCATCAAAATCAAAATTTTCACAAGGAGATGTTGTTGTGGTTGTTGTTATACATATACCACCATACATAACAGTGTCGTCAAAATCGGGACATACGGAAGAGCTACCATAAGGACCAAATTGGTCACAAGGGTTACTAAGAGTTTGGGATAAACACCACCTTGTTTCTACTGACGAATAGTAAATAAAATATACTGTGGTTTGTCCTGTAAAATAAGAATTAGCATTGTAAACTCCAGCATATTGATAAGTGTCGTTATAGGTGTTATCATT